CTTAAGTCCAACAAGGGTGGGACTGTCTGCAACTGCAGACAGCCCTAGCGTCGGACGCATCCTTCCCGATTCATCGGTAGGACACTCCGCGCAACTCTATGTTGATTAACTCAACATAAGTCCCTTAAGTCCAACAAGATGTTGAACCTACCTTTTTCTCGATCGATGAACGAGTTTTACTACTTGTTCCTGTATCCATTCGTCTAACGCGTATACCTAGAAGTTTAGAGTATACATACTTAGGAGATTTATGCGATTTACGCTTCCTAAGTACTGGTAGATCGATAGGACGATCCCAACGGATGAGGTGTGTATCGTCGTCAGTGTGACAACGAGACATTTTAGCCCAGTAATATGGGCTCTGGTTCAAAACAACGCGAAATTCAGCACAATCATGGAGGTAATAAAACCCACACGACTGCGTATCTCTCACGTAGAAGACAGGCGAATAGAAATAACCATTTCTAGGCCTGTCAACTTTGAATCCAGAGGCATCTGGGTAAAAAGACGGTACTTGGAATATAATGCCCTGAGTGAGAACTAACTCATTCAAAAGGTATTCCAAGGTTCGAGGTATTTCCTCTTCCGTCCATCTCAACTTTATACCGTTAAGGAGTTTATAAAGGAAGGCAGCAAATTGGCGTTTATCGAGCAGCTGAAACTCGCCCTGAGGTTGAAAAGGGCGAACATCAGAGCCATGGTAATAATCAGCACCACAGCTTTCCCGAAAGTGATCTTCAACATATGTTTTGTCCAAGTTAAGGTTCAAGTGCAATTTAGGAAAAATTACACTGACGAGTCGATGAATTCGACTAGGATAAATTAAATCATCACCATAAACCGAGACAAACATACGGCGATCACCATTCAAATTTCCTATAGCCTTGAGAAGACTATAAAAAATAAGAGTCTGGAGTGGGAACGTATGACCTAAACCCATTGTAGCGACAGATATAATCTGCTGCAACTGGTCACCAACCATACACTGGTTGATTCTACCATGCATTATAGCATGATACCACTTTGCGGGTAGAAGTCTACGCAACAACTCAGGAGTCAGCGAATCGCTAGCAGCGGAGAGATCTGCTGTTGCTAATCGTCGAGAAACCGAGTTGTCCTTGACAAGCCGCCGATGTCTACTCTGTAGATGGCGGATATCAAGACCCACATTTAAGAGCCTGCTTTGAAGCAGACGACCCATGCCCTTGGTGTAAAAACTACCAAGTAAAGTATCTGGCATGATGCCGCGGAAACTCTTAAAGCTCTTAGGAACTAGAGAAAGACGTAGGGTGTCACATACCTCGTACTTAGGTGGATATTTTCCACCACTTGTAACGACATCGGAAAGTAATTTATCCGTGGCCAAGTAATTATTAAACCAGGCGATATGCTCTTGTGAACCTGTTAAAGATGACTCCAGCTTAACATCGAGATAACTATCCCGATAGCTGGTGCCGACACAGGCTCGCTTTCCGAATTGGCACAGTTTCATGTGCTCCTCCTTAGTGTATTCACCAAGGATAGATCTTACGATCTTACGCGCCTCTTGAAAGACCATGTAAATACCACAGTCTATTTCAATAGGTCTGGCGATGCGAATTTGAGTATCGCGGAATTTCTTCAAAGTCCGCTCCCTTAACTCATCGTCAGTAAACACATCATCTCTGAACCTGTAGCGTTTAAAGAGGTTTTCTAACTGGTAGTCGGCCTTAAATAAAGGAACCGAAACAGTAGATCGTGAGGGAAAAGAACACCCTCTAAAACCTTTGATCCCAGAAGCCAACAAAGCATCGTTAGGTCTCCTGGCAAGATCATTACCTAAAACGTTACGAAAATCCCCTACGAGATGAAGCCATAATTTGTACATGACTTCATCCGTATTATACACTTCTCGTTTCATGGTGTTCTCCGATGAAGAAGTGGCGTTTATTACGCCATACTGCCGCTAGCCCAAAAGGCCGTGAAATCCGAATCAGTTAACAGTTGAGCACCGATCATAGCAAGATCGAGTGCGTCGGCTGCAGACGTTTCAGGATGTACTTCACGTTCGATTCTGACAAGATTGAAAATAGTCTTGCCTGAAGCGAGAATTTTGGGGAAAACGAAAGTAATAGACTTCTTATCTTTGGAGTAACTACCATCTGACAGAAGAGTTGGGGGCTTGTTCTTGATGGTCATGTTTTTGCGTATGCGGAAGTCCGTCTGCGCAGCATCTGCTAAATGGATTCCTCCAGATACAGAAATGCCATCGGAAGTGAATGTTTCATCACTCCCACCCGTCGGAGTCATTGCTGATGCTCCGGTCTTAATGATTGCTCCATTTAAGGGCATTGTTTACCTCTTTATTCTTTTGTTTATCTGGTTCCAAGTTAGAGCCAGGGAGTCCAATATTCTTTTAACTTTAAGAATATCAGGGTTAAGTACCGGCAAAGCCGGTAAGGTGGTCCCAACGCGTCGGATAAGTGTCTCACTGTGCCAAACGTATTTGCTTGGTACAAATCGATCCAAAAGATTGCCAGAAGTTGGCAATGGTTTCACACCTTCGGCTACGAGATCAATCACAGATTTCTGTGACGTTCCGGAGCCGACGATAGAAACACTCGGATTAGGCATAATTGCCGTGAGCCAATCTCCAACACGAGCGAACCAATCGACAACAAACGAATAGGGGATTTTCTCCCATACAACAGACGGCAATTGGCCTCCAGCAAAACCATATCTCCTACGGAGTAGGTCTGCTTGAGATTGGGCATTTATACGGTAGTAAATAACCGTATGAGACCCGAGGTCAACCGTTTTCGTTTGTCTCGACGTCCAATAAGGTCCGTAAAAGCCGCCACGACCACGGTCGTAAACGTCTTTAAATACATGTTGTTTACCACCATGTACAGATCTCAGTTGATCAGAAGCTTTAACAAAAGCCACATCGATCGACTTGATAAGTGATTCTATGTCCGCCATTAATGGTACAATACCATAGCGATACATGAGCCAATTATCAGCGGTAAGCGTAGTTATACGTCTACCCACAGATCTCGGATCCTTAACCACGATGCGTCCCTTCTTTAAGTACTGGAAGGGAATACCATGATCAAGGAATTTTTGGAACGCCGCAAATGGATGCCTGAGCATATGGATAGTTTCTCCTAACTCAGCAAGCATCACAGCGACATCAGTGACAGGTCCATTCAATTTGTTATAAGCTGCAACAATTGAAAGGCCTTCCATCTGAGTGTCCCAAGTCCCATAAGGTTGCATCAATGCAAGATCGTTCGTACCACCTGCGAACAATAGTTCGAGTGGTCCAGAAACAAGATTGCCTGAGTAACCCCATGAATTGACTCTGTAGTCTGATATACTACCAGCACTACAGGATGCGGTTCCTTTCTTAATGGTTACAGGATTGAACCTGTAGGTGTTCGGATCAAATTTGCCTTCATAAACCGAATTAATGTATTCGTAAGTACCAATACATTTACTCGTAGCACCCCTATCAATAGGGGCGCTCCACTTCCAAGTCCAAGTATTGGACTGGTAGCATTGAAGCAATCGGTCAGAACTGGAAAGATTATCTCTAATCTTTACAACCATAGGAACCTCCATTTGTAATATTACGCAAACCTGGTTATAGGTATTTACCCTATTAACCACGCGTACAAAGCGCGGCCGCACTCAGGTTGCATAACTTTGTGCCAACAAAATGCCTTATTGAGGCATACACGTCTCAGACGTGTTGTTGACGTGAGTCGACTTGACACCCCACCTGGGG